AACTGTACATCCGTCGATCTGTTCGGATTCAACCGGTCGGTCGGGACCACATACGAGACGATCTACAATAACGGCGGCGGCATATATCCGTTTCCATCCGCGGCCTCGACTCTGAGCGTTGTATCGACTGATGCGGCGGACACAATGGACGTGCAGATCACCGGCCTCGATGCGAATCGCGACGTCTTGGTGGAGACTGTTACGCTTACTGGTACAAGTGCAGTCACGACCACTGGATCGTTTTTGCGGGTGAATGATGCGCAAATCCTGTCAGGCAACAACGCCGGCGACATCACAGTGACGCACGGATCGGATGTCTTGGCGTACATCGAGGACACATACGGAATCCACCAGGCGGCGGTCTACTCAGTTCCGCGGAAGCATCGGTTGTTGATTCATCAAGTCGATTTCACATCCGGCACACTGAACGAGAACAAGTACATCTTCGCGCGTGCATGCCTGGGGCCGAGTCCAGAGATTCACTTTTTCGAGACCACTTTCGTGACTTCGCAGCTGACCTATGACCTGAAAAAGCCGTTTCCAGTTCTCGGCGGATTGGACTTCAGTTTAGAGGCCAGGTCATCGGCTCAGGAAAACGAAGTGAGTATATACGTTGGCGCAACACTGATTCGGGAGTCGTGACATGTGGATGTTGTTTTTGATTGTATTGGAAGCGGATCGTTACTTGGTTCAGCCAAACGGACCATTTGCAACGATGGATGAGTGCTTCGATGCGCGTGAGGTTTTAATGCAATCTGCACCACAGCCGAAGATAAACTATGAGGCAGTGTGCATTCAGACTGACCACAACATCGGAGGCGCGTGATGTTCGGAGTGATTGGTAAAATTTTGGGTTCTGGCGATGTCATCAAAGATGGTATGGACCTGATTGATGATATGCACACGTCAGACGAAGAGCAGATCGCGGCACGCTCCAAAGCGAAAATTGATCTGATGGCTGCATACGCACCATTCAAGATCGCCCAGCGGTATTTGGCGCTGATGTTCGGCCTGACATTCTTGGCGAGCTATGCGCTTGTTTTAGGTATGACGATTTCAGGAAAGGGTGATCCGGCTGCCGTCACTCAAGTGATGGAGCAGTTCAGTATCAATTACGCAATGCTGATCATCCTTGGTTTCTACTTTGGCGGCGGAGCCGTCGAAGGATTTATCGAAAAGCGAAAAAAGTAAGGAGCGATCAATGTCCGTGGACATGAGGTCACTGACCGAACAATTAGTACAGCATGAAGGGTTGCGCCAGAATCCCTATTACTGCACGGCAGGGAAGCTGACAATCGGCGTGGGGCGCAATCTGGAGGCCGTGGGCATCTCAAAGTCTGAGGCGATGTTCATGCTCGAAAACGACGTCATTCGAGTGATGGGCGAACTGGACGAACACTTGCCCTGGTGGCGGGACCTGAGTCAAACGCGCCGGCACGTGCTGGTGGATATGGCGTTTAACCTGGGCATCTTTGGGCTGCTTAAATTCCGAAACGCTCTGACGGCGATGCAGGATGAGCGCTGGGCCGATGCCGCGGTTGAAATGCTCGATTCACGTTGGGCGCAGCAAGTCGGCAATCGCGCCAAGACATTGGCCAAAATGATGGAGACTGACTCCCAATGATCCGCGACGTGCGCCAAGCACGTCACTGGAACTGCACTTACTATTACACCGGGAGACGATGCAAGAATGGGCATTTATCGCCGCGCTTCACATCGAACAAGGCGTGTGTTGCCTGTGAGACGGTACGTCGAACGATACTCACTCCCGAGGCCAGAGACTATCTCACCGAAAAACGACGTCAGCATGACCAGGCTCGAAAGAACAAAAAACGAGAATACGCGCGTCTCTGGTACCGAAAAAACAAAGAACGACTAAAAAAGCGACGACAAGCACACCCCAACTACAAGCGCCGCATGCGATCCGCCAATGAGCAGTACCGAAAAGCCAAACGCAACGCCTACATCTACACTCACGACATCGAAATCCAACGCCGCATAGATACCATTTACGACGAAATGCGTCAGCTGAACGAAGCCGGCGGCGACTACGTGGTGGATCACATCATTCCTATTCAGAACGAGTTGGTATGCGGAGGCCACATAACCCGATATGCGCCGACCGACGCCTCTTCAGCGTCTTGCATTGCGGTCATGATCTCGGTCTGCAGCGCGTCGATTTCGGAGTCTAAATTTTTGGCGTCTTGGCGCAGTTTGACCAGTCGATCGACCTGATCTGTCAGCCCTGGCAGATCAATACCGCCATCGGCTTCGGGATATGCTTTTTGAGCATCATCGACGTTTACCGGCTTGTACGGCTCTTCAGACTCCACACGCTCGGCAAACTCTTTGCAGATGTCTTTGATGCGTTGCGCGATTTGTTCGTCGTACCGATAAATTTTGATGTGGCGTTCGATGCCGCGGTGAAGAGTGATCAAGATTCCAAAGCTAGCTTTGACTGCCATCATTTGAAGTTGCAGCTGCAGAGGTCCACGATAAAGCGGCACATCATCCCGACATTTTGCCAACCATCTTGTGACTCCCTATGTTGTAAAGAAACTTGACACCCGCATTTTTAACATTATGCTCGCGAAATACAAGGAGAACTTATGGATATCGAACAAGTCATTGAACATTTCGGCGGCGTCATGCAAGTGGCGGAGCGTTTGGGTGTGACTCGCCAATCGGTCTATGACTGGCGGAAAAGCGGCAAGATACCGTTTGCACGCCAGGCGCAGATCGAACTGGAGACCGGCGGACACTTCAAAACAACACGCGGAAAGAGGGCGAACAAATGACCGAAGAAAATATACAAAGAATCATCGAAATGCACCGGTCAGGCGCACCGATCCCAGATATCGCAGAAGAAATGGGCGTTGCCTTGGTCACGATCAAGCGTTGGATTCACAACATCCGCCGCACGCATGACCTGCCGTATCGTAAAAAATCAACACAGAAGACGCGGATCGATCGGGCCGAGAATGATGACGAGGAAACGCCTTGGAATCTGAAGCTGGCTCGTGAATACATCACTTCGGAGTGGCGGGTATGAAGCGCAGCAAAGTGTTAAAGAAACTCAAAAAAGCGTACATAAAAATGTTGTCATGTTATGCACGGCGGAAACTGGCCAAGGCGTATGAACTTGAAGACAAGGCGATTCTTTTGGAACTGCAACTGAAAGAACAGCGCGAACTGGTGGACGAGATTGATGAAGGGTTGGATGCGCTGAAGGAGAAGCGCGCATGATCGAGGTGTATGAACTAATCAATCGATTTCAAAAGATTGCGGATAAAACTGGTCGTAGCAAGATGAGTTCTTTTTCTGTGGAGCTGTACTTCAATTCACGCTTTTCCGAAAACGACAAGGCGACTATCAGTGTAGGTGGTTACGATATTGGTGGGTGGCCCCGACACCACACGATTGAGTCGACTGGCAAAACTCTGGTTGATGACTTGCGTGCGCTTGTGGAAAGCGCAGAAAAAGAAACTGCCAATGATGGCTGGTGTGATGACTGTGGCGATTACACTTCATTTGATCCAGAAACAGGCAAGTGTAAAAGTTATTGGTGTGGAGAAAGCGCATGAGTGGCGATCATGATCGATATGCAAGGACGTTGTGATTGATGGCGGAATGTATGCGGGCAGGTATCAGGTTTCAAACCTTGGCCGGGTTCGCGCTCACATAAACGCAAAAATCAAAGGATCAAAGCCTGGTCGGATACTTTTTCAGTCAGAGGACAACAAAGGTTACAAGCAGGTTTATATCTATTATCAGAGAAGGCAGCGCACCGTGAAGGTTCATCGGCTAGTTGCAACTTCATTTTTGGGTCCGCGCAATGGCTTGACCGTGAATCATATTGACGGAGACAAAAGCAATAACTGCGTTTCTAACTTGGAATATATAACCAATTTAGAGAATTGCCGTCATGCTCATAGAACCATTGATTCAAGGTCGGGAATAGTCATTGATGGACGAAAAATGAGCATTACAGAAGCAACTGAGAAATATGCTGCGGAAGGAGTGAATGCAAAAGCTGTCAGCCGCAGGATTTACAGATTTGGTTGGACTCCGATTGATGCTTTGAAGACACCAATCCAGAAAACTGGCCGTCCCACAAAGGAAAATCAATATGTCCGGCAGTAAATCACGGAACAAGGGCGCGAACGCTGAGAGGGAAATTATTCTTGAGATCGAGGCGCAGACCGGCATCCGGTT